ATGGAAACTTATGATATATATTTTAAAGAAGGTAATGATTTTGCTAATAAAGGATTTTCATTGAAAGATAAGGCTAAGGCCATTAGAATGGCGGAAGATATGTTGGCTGAACGCAAAGGATATGTGAAGGATTTTGTTGGAGGAACTATTTCCGTAATGTGTAAAGAAACGAAAGAGGAAGTTTGGTCCAAGCCGATAGAGGAGGTTTAATGCAATTTTTACATCTTTTTTTGCCCTGCCAATCATAGAGTTGTGAAATACAGTGCTGTAATTGAAATGGTACGTAGCCGTTAATAGCAGCAACCCTTGGTTGTATTTGTGGTGGATTTGTTATTGGCGGACATGAATATTTCTTTCTCTTCTAGGATATTCGGTATATTTCTCCTTTCATGCTTTTGCCGGACTGATATAGATAATGCCGGGTAGCACTTGATAGGACGATGATTGTTCTTTTACTAAGATGCTTCAGTATGACTTTTTTCCGATCCTATCCATTCTTGACATATAGTTGTTATTCATAGCTAAATACACCGTATTCCCAATGAAGCTTTCTGTGGGGATCCCTTTGGTGTTCGTGTAACTATTGTGACTGTTATTATGCCGATGGGGTATAGTATTGATACAACAATGATTTTTCATAATAACTTTTAACTTATGATTTAGATAGCTCCGACTTGTCACAAATTGGGGTTATCCGCTTGTTATGCTATTAAACTTGGTCAGCTATTGGTTAACAATTTCACGCAACAGTAACTCTTTGGAGTAAAAGTGGCAAATAAATTTTTTGTTCACATGAAAAAAAACTTTCCCAAAAGCTTTGTATTATTGATTTTCTATGTATCTTTGCATCGTTATTATTTCTCGGGGTATTAGCTCATCTGGCTAATTTTTTCTACTTCTTAATCTGCTGTTTGTCACCTATTTATATTTTTCGTTTTCGTTTGATGTTGAAACAATGTTGAAACAAAGGAGATTTTCATGTTAAAGCCGGGCGTAATCCCCAGCTTATGTTGTTTTTTAACTCTTCCCGGATTCCAATCATGTTCTTTAGTTGTTATTGCTAAAACAATTTTCAAATCATTTCAATTCATCAAGCCTGTAACTACTTCCGTCTATAAATATCGAAGTACCGACAGTTGTAAACGTAGCCTTCTCCCTCACCATTCCACCGAGAGAGTTTTTAGCCCCATAATCCAGTTCCCAATTTACTGTGAAATCTCCATCCTTTGTGTATTTTTCGCTGTACACCTTGAAAGATTCAGGGTCTTTTAAGGTATAATCGAAATATGCTTTATACACTTTCCTCCCTTTATAAACAGCTTCATCGCAGGAACTCATACAGAATAGTGCTGACAAGCCTATTATGGTAAATAGAATCTTCTTCATAATCTTATATATTTAGTTTGTTCTTTAATTCTTGGATTTTTCTAATAGCCTTTTAGCCTTTTCTAATCTTGTAATATACTCCATTACGTCATATTGAACGAAAGCCCATTTCCCGTCTTCATATCTAATGTTTTCATTAGTTTCAAGAGCCTGCATCACTTGATTGTATAACGACGAATCATCTTCGATTGCCCTTCCGGCTCTGCGCTCATTTTCTTTCATAAATACACTTATGGCTATCTTAATGATTCTGATTTCATTATCATAATCTTTCTTTTTCCGATAAAGAATCATTAATCTATCATATGGATGTGTTGCTGGAAGTTGTGGTATAATAGCTTTTTCATATACAGCTATAGCTTCATTTATCATACCTTCCTTTTCTAAATCTATGCCTAATTTAATCAATCTTGAATTTTCATTCAGAACTTCTTGTTGAGCTATTTCTTTAAATTCTTTTTCCTGCTTTTGTTTAAGTGTTTCAAAACGAGATTTTTCCAAATGGTTTAGTCTATATTCGAGTTCACCTTCGTCTTTACATAAGACCTCTCTCGCTTTAATTCCACTTGTTTCTCCTACAATTCCAGCACATTCAAGTTGGTCCATAATACGCCCTGCTCGATTATAACCTATAGCAAATTTACGCTGAATTAATGAAGTAGAACCTTGCTGGTGAATCACAACCAAACGGGCAGAATCTTCAAATAGCGGATCAAGTCTAATCATATCAACATTATTTACAGAGGGATCTTCTATTTTTTCTTCCTCTTCTTTCTTTATAAATATCTCTTCTTTTTTTTTGTCTACTTTTTCTTCTGTATCTGTAATTATCCTATTTATAGGTGTTTCTGTAATTAGGGTTTCATTATCGTTGCCAATTTCATTGTCCATTTGAACTGTTTCCTTTTTCTCAACCGACGATAAATGTAAAGCAAATCCTATTATTATAAGAAGTATAGATAGAGCAAAATGTATACCACAGATTGGCAATATGACTGCAAGGGCATAGCATATAAACGAGAAAAGACATCCAGTATAATTCTTTATTTCATATCCAGAATCTGCATTATTTAATTGCGTTCTATGATTGGACATATTATTGTTACAAACTTTTGTTCTTGAATAGATACCTGTGCCGGGTATTCCTGTCGTAACGTACGTTCCTCGTTTACCGAAATTTACTTTTGCTCCTCGTGGACCAATCGACCAACTTGTACCAGATTTGCTAACATTCATGTGTACTCCAGGAAGTATCTTAATTCTTTTTCTGAAATATAGTCCCATAGTATTAGATTTTATTTATAATAATGTATCGCTTACGATGTGCTGTTTTACTATCCAAAGACTTCTTATTTGATCTATTTCTATATCGAAATCATCAAATTCCTCCGTATTAATAGAGTGAGCAATCCAGTATTTACGAGCCAAAGATTGTTCCTTATACCTACGTAATATCTTAATGTGTCCATGATATTCTCCGGTTTCTTTGTCTTCTACTACTATTCCAAATATGTTGCCAAATGGTATTGTATTTGGATTATCATGAGGAAGTGTATATCTTTTTAAAGCAACCCAACAGCCAGAAGGAAGTGTTGGGGACATAGATCTTCCTACTATCTGTGCTACTCCTTCACAATCTTTGCAATCGGGTAGATACCAATAGCGGGTGATATCTTCGGTAATACTTATGAGTTGGGTTTGCCCAGCTGCAAATTTAAAACTTACCTGTGGCAATAAATGCAATCCTTTATTTTTTGCATCTTGAAATTCCTCTTCTGATGTAATTGATGTGCCGGAAGATGTCGGTATATTAGGAATCACATCATCTGTATTTTTATCTTCGTTTATCGCGTTCCCTCTTCCTGTAAGGATGTACTCCGAATTTATTTTGTTACAATTCATGCAAACAGCAGACAATATATCTGATGGAAGGGATTTTTCTTTCCCGGTATTAGTCTTTCCTCCTTTCATCTGCGAAATTTTAGATTGAGCAGATTTCACTCCATACTTTGTTTCTATTTCATAAGGGGTTATACCAGCTTTTTCTATTGCTTCAAAAAATCTATCAATCATTCCCATAAATTATATCTTTTAATTTGATGCTTTATAAATATAAAGTATATTTGTATCGGAATCAAGTTGCGGATGATTTCGACTAAATTGTTTAACTGTTCCCATTAAGGGACTATATAGGCGACTTAACTTCAAACCGCAACTTTGGAGTTGGTCGCTTTACTTTTATAGTTATGGTAATAATCAATCCTTTTCTATTTGAATCAATGAGAATGCAAATAGAAGAGTCATCTCATACGCCAAACAAAACAATCTGTAAGGATCCATTTAAAGAATCAAACAGGCTTATTGATAATGCAAAAGAATCATACTTCAAGATCTTGAAGGAAGAGAAGCGCGCTATCAGAGAAAGTGCCAATCCTTCCGAGTTTAATCTTTAGTTTCCTTGTGAATGCATCGTCAAACAGTGTATATCCATATCGTGTTTTAAGTTCTTTCAACTGATTAATAACATAATCTATATCTTCCTTATCTTTAGTCTTTTCAGTGGTCTCAAGCATCATGTAAATAGATTGCCTTATATCTGCTATATTTTTTAATTTCATAGCCATGTGTAGCAGGCGTATCTCTATATACATCATAGTTTTTGCTGTATGAATTACATGATGGTCACTTATGTCCTGTAATTTTTCTTCTATTTCATTTTTAAGGTCGTTTTTTAACCCAAAAATGTTATATCCAACCATTACGGCTAATGCTCCTACAACGAAAGAAAGAAAAGCAATCATAGAATCGAATAGAGTCCATGTTACAGGCTCGTATTTGCATAGCCATAGCAATATTGCAATGACACTTAATCCAAGTGCTATCCACGCTATCCAATTTCTATTTCTGTCTTCTTTCTTCATATTATAATAAGGTATAACCTGCTTTTATAGTTAAATAATGTTGTTATACTTTATAATTGTAAAGCAATTCTTTGTTGCTTTACAATTATAAAGTATATTTGCATTATCAAATTAAACTGATACAAAGAAACGAAGATTAATTCAGATTTCAAATAGTATAAACATATTAAAATACACGATTATGAGAACAAGAGAATTTTTACACGAAGTAATGAGCCTTGCTTGGCAGTTCGTTAAGCGTAATGGCTACACCATGAGCGAAGCAATGAAGGTCGCTTGGGCTAATTTGAAACTGAAAGGTGAGATGAAGAAGAAGATAGTGAAGTTCTACTTCAAAAAAGTGGACGGTTCTGTTCGTGAGGCATACGGTACACTAAATGAAAAGCTGATGCCTGCCATCACTGGTACTGACAATAGAAAGAAGAATGATACCGTCCAGACTTACTATGATACTGAACGCCAAGAATTCAGATGCTTCAAAAAAGCTAATCTGATGTCAATCGCATAAAAGATATGGATATGAATGCTTACACGATTAACCAGCAGTTGGATAGCCTTTATAAAGATTTAGAGGCAGCTCACAACAACGATGAAAGGACTGTTTGCCTGATGTTCAATGCTGATAGCAAAAAAGAAGCTATCCAGTTGATAACGGATGAGATAGACAGTTTGGAAGATGCCTTAAAAGGTTTTGAGACTTGTGAAGATGATGGTATGGATTACGATGCTCTATGCCGGGTACAAGGTATCAGCCGATACGCATAATACACGATTATGCAATGCACGACAGCCCTACGGACGGATTGAACGGCAACCGATAGCGAGAATCGGGTAGGGTACTATTGATTGGTTCTTTGACATATTGATACGATAAAAAGATATATTTCTGCGAAGGCACGTAAGCGAAGCCAGTGATGGTGGATAGTGGTGGGTGCAAGTGGAACGGAATTGACACCGATAGCAACCGAGGATAAGCCGACAATGGGCGAATGGTTGTATATGTCTGATGGTGGTAAAGCCACGAAGTTGAAATGATTTTTACTTTCAGCACGCCAATTTGTCTTTAGCGTGGTGAGTAGCTTGGTTAGGCACAAGTATCGCTGAAAGGTCTTATAGTCTGTACTGAACTGAAATAAGGTTCTGCTATTCGATTAGGGTACAGATACTTATTTAAATTTATACGATTATGAAAACAATCCAATTCGTTTTATCTATATTGGTTAGTATATGTGCTGCCGGTATGCTTTACGGGGCTATTACTACTTACAGTCCTATGAAAATATTCTCTATCACTATAATGAGTGTTATATGTGTAGGGTGTGTGTCGCTCATGAGAATAACTTATAGAGAACTTAAAACAGACCGCTAAAAGGTAGTCCTATAATCCGGCACAAGGCGCATGGGGATGAGTGCACAATCACCTTGTAAACCAGCTGGGCGGTAATTTATGAAGTAGCATTGTTGGAATGCGTGTAAGCGATTAATTGTTGGTATTAACTTATATTCTAATTTATATATTCATTTAGCTTACAAGAAGTAGGTTCGACTCCTACCTTTTTAACGACATTTTAAATTTATACGGTTATGACAGTGGAAGAATTAAGAGGCATGACGCATGAAGATTTAGTAAGGCGTGTGCAGGAACTGGAAGAGGCTAACGAGAAATTAGCTGAAGAGAAAAATACATGGTATAAATCTTGGAGTGATTTGAACCGGAAGTTTGATCATTTCAAGAACGCGGTTAAAAGCATTGTTCTGATAATAGATTAGATATTCGTGTTTTATATTGTGTTTGTACTGGGTGTGCCGTCCGTGAGGATAGTGCACCTTTTTTAATCGGATGGTTAGCTTATCGGTTAGAGCTTCGTGTTGCGCAAACAATTGGCACGATTGAGAGGGGTTCGATTCCCTTACCATCCACGAATCATTAATTAAATTTTACTCTTATGGCAAAAGAACTGAAAGAAAGAACAGAAATCAAGAAAAAGCTGAAAAAGAAGAATGACAGAATCAGCTTTGACTTTAGCGACAAACTTGCCGGACAGCTTCGCAGGTGTACCGCTGATCTTAACAGGCTGGCAAGGATTGATCGGATAATAGACAAGAAGCAAACTTTGTATTCGGTGGACACTAACAGGGAAGCCGGATATATTGAGGTTATTCGCAATTATTAATCAGCTGACTTACACGATTATGAAGAGAGTTTTTAATGAACTTACACCTGAATGCGAGATTACGGCACGAATGTATGCACAAGGGTATGAGAAAAAAGAAATTGCAAACCTCAAATGCCGAGCGGTCAGCACGATAAACAACCAACTGCAAAGAGCTTTTGAGATTTTGAACGTAAGGAACGGCAGAGAACTGGCAACCATGCTATATGAGAGAATAGCTGGTATGAAGTTCACGATGGACTTTTCACCTACTATTAGGTCGGCTGTTGCTTTCTGCCTGTTGTGCATCTTTTCTTTTTCGCTCTATCACGAACAGGGCGATATGAGAAGGGGACGAAGAACGAGAGTTGAACGAATTGAAAGAACTGGACGGTATGGAGGTAAGACTTGAATTATTTGAATTTAAAAATATCTGCATGGACATGGCGGAGCTTGGTGCAGCTGCCAGTGAGAAGAAACGGTCTCCTGTATCTGATGAAATCAAGCAAAGAGAAGCGTTCAGATGGTTAAAGACACTTGGGTATGAACCTAACTTTTTGGAAAAGTTAGAGAAAGAAGGATTGGTGCATAAGAAAAGAAAAGGCTCATCCAGAAATTCTCCTATCATATATTCCAAGTTCGAGATACAATCCGCTATTAATGCTTTTAAAATGAGTAAATATCTGAACAAATAACCCTATAAAATTTACGATTATGTCACTGATTAAGAAAAGTAATGAATTAGTTATCCCGACCACCGTGAAGATGATGATTTACGGTCAAGCCGGAATGGGAAAGAGTACGGTAGCATTGAGCGCACCGAAACCGCTGCTGTTGGACTTCGATAACGGCGTGAAGCGCATGAACATGGCGCACTTGGAGAATATAGACACGGTACAGGTCACTTCATGGAGCGATGTTCAGCAAGTTCTTCAAGAGGACTTGTCCGCTTATCAGACCATTGTAGTAGATACCATCGGCAAGATGATGGACTTCATCATTACTCACAAGTGTGGAACCCGCCAGCCGTCCATCCGTGATTGGAGCGGTATCAATGCAGAGTTTTCATGGATGACACGAACACTTTCGGGGCTTAACAAGCACATCATTTTCGTTGCCCATCGCGACACAAGAAAAGAAGGTGATGATACGGTGTTTATCCCTGCCTTGCGTGAAAAATCCTACAACTCTATCGTTACTGAACTGGATTTGCTCGGTTATCTTGAAATGAAAAGCGAAAGAGGCGTCCAAAGACGTACTATCACTTTTGACCCAACTTCAAGAAATGACGGTAAGAATACTTGCAATCTTCCTTCAGTGATGGAAGTTCCTACCATCCTTGACAAGAATGGTAATCCAACCGCAAAGAACGACTTTATCACCGCCAAGATAATCAATTCGTATTTGGGTATGCTTGCTGCCAAGAAAGAGGCACAGGAAAAGTATGATAAAGTTATTGAAGAGATAAAAGAACAGATCGAACTTATTACGGATGCGGAATCTGCCAATAATTTTATCGCGCAAATAGATAACTTTGAGCACGTTGGTTCTTCAAAGCAAATGGCGGCAAAGTTGGTAGCTAACAAAGCGAAGTCTTTGAATCTGAAACTTAATTCAGAAAAGAAATATGAACCAGCAGCCTAAATATCGTATTTACGCAACGCTTCTTGATGCCTTTGGGGCATATCTGAATAGTGATGTGATTTGGGATAAGTACTGGGGGTGGTCAGAAAATCCACCCCATACTCCCGAAGAATTTCACGAACAACAGTTTCAAGAACTGATAGACCGGATTAACCGCAAGCCATTCGATAGCGAAGCGGCAGACCGTGGTACGGCTTTCAATGAAATCATTGATTGTATGATTGAGAACCGTAAATCTTCTATAATGGAAATTAGCAAGGCATATCACGATGACGGAAAACTTTACGGGATAAAAGCTGTTTACAACAATCGCACTTTCACTTTTCACATTGACCTTTGCCGCGAGTTTGCCAACTACTACAAAGGAGCATTAACCCAACAAAGAGTAGAAGCCATCTTGCCTACTGCATACGGTAGTGTATTGGTTTATGGTCTGATTGACGAACTGATGCCTACCAGTGTTCACGACATCAAAACAACCGGTAGTTATACCGTGGGAAAGTTCAAAGATCACCACCAGCATTTAGTTTATCCTTATGCTCTTATGCAGAATGGGTCTGATGTACGGATATTTGAGTATAACATTGTAGAGTTCAACAAAGGCGGTTATGTGGTAGATACCTATACAGAAACATACGTTTTCAATCCTGAACGTGATATTCCTATTCTTACTAATCATTGTGAGGAGTTTATCCGGTTCTTGGAAGAAAACAGAGAACTTATAACCGATAAAAAGATTTTTGGAGGAGAAAATTAATGGCAAACCAAATAACCGGACGGATAATCGAAATTGGACAAACCGTTCAAATACCATCCAAAAACGGTGGTTCCTCATTTACAAAACGGGAGTTTATTTTAGATGCTACTACTTACGACCCTTATACGGGAGAGCGTAGCGAGTATGAAAACATTATTCCCTTAGAGTTTTCAGGCGATAAGTGTGCAGAACTTGACCGCTTTAATCAGGGTGATGTTGTTACTGTATCATTTGTCTTACAAGGTCGTTCGTGGACGAACTTGGATGGAGAACTTAAACGTATGGCATCCATTCGATGTTATAAGATAGAGGCACGTGGTGGTGTATCACAACCTCCCCAAACTGCACCTGCACAACAGCCTGTTCAGCAGCCGACGCCACAGTCTACCTATCAACAACTGCCGGATTTTCCGCCTCCTGTTGATGCGAATGGTAATCCCAAGGACGATTTGCCATTTTAGCGTATGATTTTCGACTTGAAGAATGAATATATGGAAGAAATTTGGAAAGATGTAAAAGGATATGAAGAGTTATACCAAGTGTCTAATTATGGTCAGATACGTTCAGTTGATAGAACTGTTGGATATAGGTATAAAGGAAAACAAAGGATATACAAAGGTCGTATGTTAAAGCAAGTTGTAAGAAATGGATATTTATCTGTAAGTTTATCGAAAGAAAATAAACTAAAACAGAAAAATATTCATCGACTTGTTGCCGAAGCCTTTCTACCTAATCCATTTAATTTACCTGTAATTAATCATATAGATGAAAATAAGAAGAATAATATGGTTTCTAATTTGGAATGGTGCTCTTGTGCCTATAATACAAATTATGGTAGCGGTAGAAAGAAACAAGCAGAATCTCAACAGAAGGTAGTATTGCAGTATGATAGGAGTGGAAATTTATTAAATCAGTATCCATCTGCAACGATTGCGGCATTAAAAAATGGCTATAATCTTAAAACTATATCTCAATGTTGTCGAGGACATATTAAAAGTGCATATAATTATATATGGAGGTATAAATATGATATTTAACCTAAATAATTCTTTTGAACATGATAGGTTTAAAGAGTATGTAAATCAATTATATAAGCAAAAGGCTATTGTGGAAGTGAAAAAGAAACTACCTAACCGCACGCTTGCCCAAAACAGCTACTTGCATCTTCTTTTAGGGTATTTCGGTAGTGAGTACGGTTGCAGTCTCGACGAAGCAAAAATTGATTTTTATAAGAGGACTTGCAACCGTGATTTGTTTGAACGTAAGATGGTCAACAAGAAAGGCAATGAAGTAACCTATTTGCGCAGTTCTGCCGAACTGACAACAGGTGAAATGACTTTGAGTATTGACCGTTTCCGTAATTGGAGTGCATCAGTGGCAGGTATCTATCTGCCGGCTGCAAATGAACATCAAATGCTGATATACGCCCAGCTGGAAATACAAAGAAATCAAGAATTTATTTAGTTATGATAGAAACAAGAAAAACAGAAATCCGGTATGTGACATCTGACCCAAAGAAGATGCTCAACATGTACCTTGCAAAACGTGTCCTCAAAACATGGGAGGAATCTTTCATTGATGAAGATACCGGTGAAACAGTAACGATTGAACGGAATGAAATTCTTTTCGACCGTGGTACGCTGATAGACCAAGACATTTTGGCGAAAATTCGTTTCAGCATGGAAGCTGACGGTATCAGGGAAGTGGAAGTCAGCAATCAGAACCGTTTGGCGTTCGAGAATGAAAATAATGTGTTATATCCGCATATTGCCCAAGCGGAAATAGGAGGTAAGAAAAGCAAGTTCCTGCTTTACGCAACAGGGTTGGAGAATGCTTGCCTTATCTTGAAAGACTATATCGAACTAAACTATTTGTTCGGATTCACTCTGACTATGGTAAAAGAGTTCGATTCCTGTGTAATTCTCACCGATACTTTGAAAGAACGCAAGGTGGACGACGCTTCGATAGCCTACCTCAAAGAAGAGATTACTACAGAAGAATATCTTGATAAGATGGATGAAGAGAATCAGGAAGATGAAGAATCCAAGCCTGACGAAAGGAAGTTCTACCAAATTGAGACGAAAATTACCTTCATGAATGGAGAAAATGAAGATGAAAGAGTTCAAACTTTTGTCGTGAACACTTTTAACGTTGATAGGGCGATGATGCTTATTACTCACTACCTCAAAAATAAAGAGGAAGAATGTGAGAAACAAGCCAAAGAAAAGGGACATGAGTTCAGAAAGAGGGAAATACATACAGCCATTGAATCAGCCAAACCTATCCCGGTCGGGCGGTTTATTCCGAAAGAGTTTTCAATGGCTTATATGGAATAACTTTGTTAACCTGCCTTCCCGGTCTGTGAAGATAGGGCGGGCGAACATGGTGGTATGGCGGAACAACGAGAGACGCTATTAAGCAGTAGATTGATGCTCTAAGCTGAGGATTATAGGAAATGATAATTGGGGAAGGTTGGCGAAAAAGAGACCAGCATATCAGGTAAACGAAGCATTCGATGGTTATTAATCAATCGGTGACGGATACCAAAACCTACAACAGCGAGCCTTATTCATAGTAGGCGATAAAAGATGCAAGTGAGCAGCATAACAATCATGCAGGTGCAAGTCCTGCTACCACCACATAAATGTGAGCCACACATAAATGGCATGGGTTAATAAATAATGGTTGTGCCCCGGAGAATGCGCTTCGGGACTTTAATAAAAAACAACATGGAAACTTGGCAAGAAGTGACAGATTTAAAGACGAGCATCATAAGACACTTTCAAGAAGAAGTAGGTGCTTCGTATGATTTTAGAGATATTATAGACAATCTGGATGACGATGAGGTTCTGGATTCTATCATAAGTTGGGCAGAAAGCAACAACGTTTTAATTTTAAAAGATAAGATATGCCATACTACATAAAACGAAAGGCTAAGAAGAAAAACAAGCCTTCACCTCTGTTTGATAAAGCAGGGGTAACAGTAAAGAAGAAGCCGGATTTGAAAGCTAAGCTCGACAAGGAGTTTTCCCTTTTTATCCGGCTTCGTGATGCAATGCCAAACGGGTATTTTAGATGTATCTCGTGCGGACAGATAAAGCCATTTGTGCAAGCTGATTGCGGCCATTATTTCAGCCGCACGCATCTGGCCACACGGTTTGATGAAGATAATTGCCATGCCGAATGTAGGCACTGCAACCGTTTCAAAGCCGACCATTTGGAGGGCTATCGGGTAAATCTGATAGCTAAGATAGGTCAGCAGAAATTTGACTTGCTGAAAGTGAAAGCTGCATCAAATACCAAGATGTCAGATTTTGAGTACGAGCAGCTAATCAAGTATTACAAGGCACTGAATAAGAAACTTAGAAAGGAGAAAGGGTTATGAGAACAATTAAATTTAGAGGTAAACGCATAAAGGACGGTAAATGGATATATGGAAATATTGCCAATTATTCTTCTAACTTTTGCTCGTTAAACATTAACAAACTTGTAATCTTTGAGAATATAGCAAGTTTTACAACAGATAACTTCGGATTTGTTGTGAATGATTGTGAAGTTGCCGACAACACAGTCGGGCAGTTTACAGGACTGATTGATAGGAACGGCAAAGAGATTTATGAGGGTGATATTGTGCAGCTTGACTATATTACAACGAGTGGAAAACACCGCATAGGACTTTCATTTGAGGTTAAATGGTGTACCCAAGAAGGATGCTGGGTCGGATGGGATGGCTTTGTAGAAAACACTCTTCAACAGACACGCAAAATGTTTGTAGTTAAAGGTAATATCCATGACAATCCCGAACTATTGAAAGGAGAAGCAGAATGACTTACCAACTACGTGATTACCAACAGAAAGCCTCTGATGCTGCCGTTTCTTTCTTCAATAACAAGGCGAAGAAAACGAATGCTATCATGGTCTTGCCTACGGGTTCGGGAAAGAGCCTTATCATAGCGGATATATCTGCAAGGCTTGACGGGCATACTTTAGTGTTCCAGCCCTCAAAGGAAATACTCGAGCAAAACTTCAAGAAGCTCTGCTCATACGGCATTCTTGATTGCAGCATCTATTCGGCTTCCTTTAATTCAAAGGAGATAAGCCGAATAACATTCGCCACCATCGGCAGTGTGAAGAATCACCCCGAACTCTTTACCCACTTCAAAAACATCATCGTTGATGAGTGCCATTTGGTAAACCCCAAAGAGGGAATGTACAAGGACTTCTTCGATGCGGTGAAGTGCAAAGTGCTTGGACTCACAGCAACTCCTTATAGATTGTCCTCTTCACGTGACTTCGGTTCTATGTTGAAGTTTATCACACGGACGAAACCTCATGTCTTTTCAGAGGTCATTTATCATGTACAGGTATCAACCCTATTAGATATGGGTTATCTGGCGAAGTTGGATTACTATTCAATGAATCCTTCAGGGTGGAATGAACTTAACTTGAAAGTAAATACTACTGGTGCCGACTATACGGATAAGTCAGTTCAAAAAGAATATGAACGGATAGACTTCTACGGTTATCTCGTTCATATCGTCCAAAGGCTGATGAATCCCAAAGCCGGAGGAAAACGGAAGGGTATTTTGGTCTTTACCCGTTTTTTGAAAGAAGCGGAACGGTTAACGATGTCAATACCCGGTTGCGCTATCGTTTCAGGTGATACTCCTAAGAAAGAACGTGAACATATTCTTGAGGCGTTCAAAGCTGGTGAAATTCCGGTAGTAGCTAATGTGGGTGTACTTACGACTGGCTTTGACTATCCGGAACTTGATACGGTCGTTATGGCACGTCCTACAATGTCACTTGCCATGTGGTATCAGATAGTCGGTCGTGCCATCCGCCCGCATCCTTCTAAAGAATGTGGATGGATTGTGGATTTATGCGGTAACATCAAACGTTTCGGAGAGGTGTCGGATTTACGGTTGTTTGATAGCGGTAATGGTAAGTGGGCTGTATTTTCTAACGGAAGGCAATTAACTAACGTGAGATTCTAAGACTATGGACGAAGGATTTTTGAGGCTAAGCCGCAGGTTTTTCTCGAATGAAATGTGGAATGAAGCCCGTACTTTTAGCAGTTGCGAAGCGTGGTTAGACTTAATTCAGTCTGCACGATTTGAGGCAACGCCCCGAAAGGAGAGTATCGGAGGTCGAGAAATCTCTTATTCAAGAGGTCAATATCCTGCATCTATAAGATTTCTGTCACAGCGTTGGAAATGGTCTGAAAAGAAGGTGCGTTCCTTTCTTGTGCATCTTAGAAAGAAAGGTATGATAACTGTTGAGTGCAATCAAGGAATGAACCTTATAACCTTATGTAAATATGAAGAATATAATCCAATGGGCACAACCAAGGGCACAAGTAAGGACACAGGTATTGAAAAGGAAATCAATGAATTAAGACACGAATGGGCACAACTAAGGGCACAACTTGGGGCACAGCCCATGAACAACAATCTACCGCAATCCGAACTTTTACAAAAATCAGGGCACACAGAGGGCACAAATACAAAGAAAGAAGAAAGAGAGTATATAGATATATCTCTACATCAAAAGAAAGAAAATACTCCTGACGGAGTATCAAAGAAAGCCAAGCTTTCTTCGCCCTCCCCCTCTGAAAAGATTGATTACAGCGGATTGATGGAATACTATAATACCACATTCAAAGACAGACTCCAGCAGATAAGATCAATGACTGATGTGAGAAAAAAGGCTGTAAAAGCCCGGATAGCCCAATATGGGAAAGAGTCAGTGAGGAGTGTTTTCAATCTCATTCTTCAATCCCCGTTCTTACTTGGAGCTAATGACCGCAATTGGAAATGCGACTTTGATTGGATTTTCAAACAAGCAAACTTTACTAAAATATTGGAAGGAAACTATAATGGAACAAGACTTAGTAAAAATCAACAGGATAGCGAGCAGCGAAAACGTGATTCAGTTCTTGCAGTCGCTACAACCGTTAGAGAAGCTGCCGCAAAAAAGAGAAAGGAACTTGAAGCAGAGGGCGTTATTGAATAAATATCCCGATCCTGCACAATTCATTCTTGATTACAACCCTGATTTGCAGTTCAAACTTGTCAGATGTAATGCAACCCATTCAGAACTGGCGTTGAATGACAGCATTCCGAGTTTAGGGCTATTGTCTTCTACTTATGGGGATGAAACACCGATAGAATGGCTAAAGATACAATTTGGCTCATTGAATGACTTTGCAGAAGTTTCAACCAAGATAGCGAAAGAGCAACTTTCTGAACTATCGGAGATATTCCTTTCGGAGTATTATTATATAAATGCCGCTGAAATCTGTTTTTTCATAGCACGGTTTAAGTCAGGGAAGTATGGGCGGTTCTACGGTTCAATAGATCCATTGAAAATAACAAGTGCGATGCTGGACTACGTTTCTGAACGTCGGAAAGATATTGAACGGAAAGAGCGTGAACGATACAGAAACCAACGTGAAGAAGAGATAGAGGAGCGTGGAGATAACAGAATCTCTTATGCTGAGTACATTGAAATCAAGCACCGTGCTGATGCAGGAGATGAGGAAGCTAGAAAAATGCTGATATCACCATGAGAATAACCGTTTACTGGGTAACAAGAAATCCGGATGTTATCGTAAGAATCCGGAAAAAGTTCAATATCCCAAGTTATACTTCCGTGAACTACGAAACAGAATGTGAAATCAAGAATGAAGACTTTCCACTGTTAGAAGAAACAGAACGAAGGGGATTCATTCGAATTAGAAATAAGAATACACGATCATGCAAGGAACAGACAAACTGAATACGATAACCAACATCGTATTTGTCCTCACGGACGTTTTAGAAACCAACCTCCTAGAAATGCAGCAGCAATACAAGAAGGAAGGCTTTGAATTGCGGCACGATTCAAAAAGAAACTTCAACACAGCCATAGCCGCGATAAAGAGATTGAAAAGTGATGTGAATCATTGCAGCGAATCCACTCAGGAAAACTTCGGCAATGATTCTGACATGGTGAACGCCATGTTGCTCACACTGATTGACAGATGCGGTGATGATGACAACCTCGCTTATAAGATGTACGAATACATTAAATCTTTCCCGTCCAAACTGAATCTAGACTTGGATTTGGATAATGTGTTCAGCCACCTGTTTAGAAAGGAGAAATCAACAAAAGAATAGCATAATGAAAGATTATATAGAATTTTTGAAAGACAAGATGGCAATCAGCCATCAGACTGGGTTTGAAGTCAGACCGGAAGAAATTTCCCCGTATTTATACCCTCATGTGAAAGATACAGTACGTTGGGCTATTTCCGGCGGTTGCAGGGCGATATTCTCCAGCTTCGGTATGCAGAAAACCGTAACCCAGTTGGAGATACTGCGGGTGATCCTGAACCGCACAGGAGGCAAAGGGTTGATAGTTTGCCCCAAGCGTGTAGTAGTGGAGTTCCTGACACAGGCCGAAAAGCATCTGGGTATGAAAGTGACCTATGTACGTACTATGCAGGAGGTGAAGCAATGTCCGACCAATATCATGGTGACAAACTATGAACGTGTCCGTGACGGCGAGGACGGAATAAGAATAGAACCTTCCTACTTTACCGTTACCTCATTGGATGAAGCGAGCGTGTTACGTGGATTCGGAACCAAAACCTATCAGGAGTTTCTTCCTCTGTTTGCAGAAGTTCCGTACAGGTTTGTCGCAACAGCCACACCGTCACCCAACAGATACAAGGAGCTGATACACTATGCCGGCTACCTTGGAGTGATGGATACCGGGCAGGCACTTACAAGGTTCTTCCAGCGTGACAGCACGAAAGCGAACAATCTTACCCTCTATCCCCACAAGGAAAAGGAATTCTGGTTATGGGTAAGTACATGGGCGTTGTTCCTCACCAAACCGTCCGACCTCGGTTATCCCGATATAGGATATGAACTGCCTGAACTGCGTGTACATGAGGAAGTGGTTAGTGTGGATAACTCCACTGCCGGAGCCGACCGTGACGGGCAGGTGAAAATGTTCCGTGAGGCTGCTCTAGGCCTTGCTGATGCAGCTAAGGAACGTCGGGACAACATGCAGGAAAAGATTGCCCGTGTGGTAGAGATTATCAATCGCCCGGAAAACAAAGACGACCATTTCCTTTTATGGCATGACTTGGAGGCTGAACGTGAGGCACTCTGCAAGGCAATTCCCGGATGTAAGGCTGTGTATGGCTCGCAAGATGATGAGGAAGCCGACAGAGTGATAGCGGATTTCAAAGACGGCCGTCTGAAATATCTGGCCGCCAAACCTGAAATGCTTGGTGAGGGTTTGAACTTCCAGTACCACTGCCACAAGGCAATCATGTTCATCGACTACCGTTTTAATGACAAGTTTCAGGCAATAGCCCGTATCTACCGGTTTATGCAGCAGCATCCCGTAGACCTTTACTTGGTGTATGCCGAAAGCGAAGGTGAAATATTCAAATCATTCATGCAGAAGTGGGCGCAGCACCGCCAGATGGTAGCCAAGATGACCGATATAGTCCGCAAGAACGGTTTGTTCGGTTTGCAGGCAGAGGAAAAGATGATGCGCTGGATGTTCGCCAGTCGGGAAGAGAAGTCCGGCAAACTGTGGAAAGCTATCAATAATGACAATGTACTTGAATGTCAGAAGATGGAAGATAATTCGGTAGACCTGATTGTAACCAGTATCCCGTTCTCCAACCACTACGAATATACGCCTACCTATAATGATTTCGGGCATAATGAAGACAACGGCAAGTTCTTTGAGCAGATGGACTATCTCACCCCGGAGCTTATGTGTATTTTAAAGCCCGGCCGGTTGGCCTGCATCCATGTAAAGGACCGTGTACTGTTCGGCAACGCTACGGGTGACGGTATGCCCACCATCGACCCGTTCAGCGAAATGACAGTGTTCCATTATCTGAAGCACGGGTTCCGCTACATGGGGCGTATTACAGTGGATACGGATGTGGTGAGGGAGAACAACCAGACTTATCGGCTTGGATATACAGAGATGTGCAAGGACGGTTCAAAGATGGGTATCGGTTGCCCGGAATATGTTCTTCTCTTCCGAAAGTTGCCTTCTGATACCTCACGAGCCTATGCTGATTTGCCGGTGACAAAGAATAAGAGCGAATACTCGCTTGCCCGTTGGCAGATAGATGCCCATGCAAGTTGGAAATCATCAGGTAACTCTCTATTGAGCTATGAGGATATGAAAGGAGCCGGAATAGACAAGATACGCCATCTGTTCAGGAACTACGAACGTGAGCATATATATAACTACGAGGAACATGTATCATTCGCTGAGGAATTGGAAACATACGGAAAGCTGCCTAAAACATTTATGGCTGTCGATCCGGTAAGCAAGAAAGATTGGATATGGGATGATGTCACCCGGATGCGCACGCTCAATACCAAGCAGTCACAGAAGAAACGGCAGAACCACATCTGCCCTTTACAGCTCGATATCGTTGAAAGACTGATTGAACGGTACTCAAACAAGGGTGAGCTGGTATTTGACCCATTCGGAGGTATCGGCACCGTTCCATATTGCGCAATCAATCTGGGAAGGAAGGGTCTGTCTACCGAACTCAATTACGACTATTGGAAAGACAGTCTTTCATATCTGTATGAGGCGGAGATGGAAGTTAGCGCACCTACATTGTTTGATTTGATGGACAGTGCCGTATGAACATCTATCATACAGAACCCAGATTCGACTGCGAAAAATTCGCTCCATGCGGGCGCATCTCCCTGCACAAATGCCGGAAGTACAAAGGCAGACTGGATAAATGCAGGGGATGTACGCTTGTACGCCGTAAAGCCAAAACGGTTGCCGGTACGGAAGCCGGAAGAAAGGTTTGTCCGCATTGCGGACGTTTCCTTCCGCTCCACCGGTTCTATAACAGGACTGTCAGATATGGGGATAAGGAATACCGATGTCTCACCTCTTGGTGCAAGATGTGTATGAGTGAAGTCGCAGCGGGAAGAAATCGTAATAATTAATTTAAAAATCCAATGAAAAATGTAACGAAACTAGCCAAGAAATCAGCAGGACTTAGCCAAAGATGCTCTATTTGCCCACTTATGAGAAGGTGTACTTTAGAAATCCATAGAGTTTGTTTTGACAGCTTTGTGGAGGGATTCAAAAAAGGAGCCAAAGCAGCAGAAAAGGAAATGAACAAGAAATTCAAAACTGAACAAAATGAAAGCAATAACCATAAAACAGCTGTGGGCGAGCTTAATATCAAGTGAGAGGATATTAAAAGTTAATTCTATCAAAATTAGTGTTTACCCTTTGATTTTTTTTATAGCAGAAAAACTTTATTGAGTTTCTGTAAATTAAAATCGTATATTTGCAGTGAATACACAACTCGAATGTAGAATTTAAGTGATATCATAACCTTAATAAAAAAGTGATGAAAGTATTTACTGTACAAACCTTGGAAAGTTTTATGTCTTTACAATATGGCCTCCCTGAAATGGATTTTTTCAGAGGCCAATCTTCTTCTGAATATAAATTGATACCTTCAATAGGTCGGAGGTTCAAGGAAGGACAGGAGGACGTGTTGAAGCAATATGAGAAAGAGGTATTTGAAGATTTTAAAAGAAAATATTCAATGTTTACGGATGCACGCCCTAAAAATGATAAGGAATTCCTGTTTCTAGCACAACACTATGGACTTCCAACGAGACTTCTTGATTGGACTTATAATCCTTTAATTGCATTATATTTTGCATGTTGCTCTAATTTTGATAAAGATGGAATTGTTTATCAAAGTTATCAATTCTCAAGAAGGGTTTTTAATGAAGATAAAGATGACATATTTTCATTTCCTGCAATAACTTTATTAGTTCCTAATATGACAGATGTTAGGTATAAAAATCAGAATGGCATATTTGTACTTTATCCAGAACCTTGGAAGGAAAAATTCGAATTCATCTATGCAAAATATATAATTCCTGTACAATATAAACAAAACATATTGAGTAAACTTGAAAAAATAGGAATCACAAGATCATTTATAATGCCTTCTTTGGATAGTTTGTGTAAGGATATTGTCGATATTCATGATTTAAGGTATCCGTACGCAATAAAATAAGACTAGGTATATTCAATATGCAATCAAGATTAAGAGTTCTTCAAGTCTTAAAATTATTCTTATATTGTTTGTTAGATAGAGACATCGATTATAACTAATCTACGTAAAATTTCTACTGACAATCCTTGTTAGTGCTTTGTGAATACCCGGAAACTGCTTTGTGGCGGTTATCGGGTATTTTATTGCCAACCAATTAATACCAAAATATCATGAGCTTAAACGAATTAAGAAATAAAGCCTACCGTAACGCAGTAACGCACGGTTTCCACGATAAAGAACTGAGTAACGAACACTGCCTTTGCCTTATCATTTCCGAGCTTATGGAAGCTGTGGAAGCGGATAGAAAGGGGAAACATGCCGACAGGGAATCTTTCAAGTCTTCTTATGAGGATGAAGAACCGCACGATGATGTCAATTTCAAGTATTGTTTTGAAAAATATATCAAAGATACGATTCCAGACGAACTAAGCGATGCAGTTATACGCCTGCTTGATTTGGCTGGATTAAGAAATATATCCATTGATGATTTTCCTAAAGAAGCGATATATGGTGCATCCGAAAGTTGCGTAGGTGAAACATTTACTGAAAGCATATACGCCATATCCACATTGCCAATTCGTTATTTTTATGAATATAATTATTCTTTTGAAAGTCAGATAGGTCATATGATATTTTCAATCTTTGCACTAGCCAAACATCTTGGCATAGATTTGCTATGGCATATTGAGCAGAAACAAAGATATAACGAATTAAGACCTAAGTTGAACGGAAAAAGATATTGATTATGAAAACAATTATTTTGGCAATTATATGTATTATCGCCCTATTATGGGTTGGAGATCTAACAATTACATTTAAACCGTTTTCCATCTCGCTGCCCGGTTGGCATAAGGCTTTAGGTATCATTCTGTTTGTATTTGCAATGGCGGTATATACTATAGGGGAATATACTAAAGGCTATAAACAGGGTTTCGATGATGGGATAAAGGAATGTGTTGAAATACTTAAAAAGAAAAATCCATGAGCAAACTATACAAAGTAACCATTTTCGGGGAATCATTCTTAATCGGGTGGTTCCCTTTTTCTTCACGCTGGTATAACAAGCTAAAGATAATCAAATGATAGTACGTCATTTTATAAGAGTTCCGGTTGGAAGTACTGTCTATTGCGACAATCAGCCGGTTAAAATACTAGAGAAAGGATATGCCCTTGCTCTATGTGATGTTAATGGGAAACGGGTATATATCACTTGCTATGATTTGGAAAAGAAACCATTCGTCAGCACGAATGGGGAAAAATGAAAAAGAGCCAACCCACGCACGACCATGAATCAGCTCTTCCTTACACGATTATGATGCAAATATACTATTTACTTTTAAAATAATCGTGTTATGGAACTGGATTTTAACAAAATAATTCGCCTTAAAAAGATTAGAATTGAGAAATCAGAACTTTCAGAGGAAGAAAATACCTTAGCTTCACCGATTTTGAGAGATAAAAGCCTTATTAGGGATATCTATAAAATCTTCGTTGAGCTATTGAATAGCAGAAGTCTTCCCCCTTGTATTGATAGTGTTACCCAGCGGAAGAAGTTCATCTTCATTATCCTGTACCTGTTTTCTCCAAGTTCGCTTGCCGGTGGGAAAATGACAGCTGGGTTACGCGAAGAGATGTCAAGGGTACTTGGGGTTCAGTCCAAGAGTACAATTTCCGACAACTGCGCTGATGTCGTGTTTTTGTATCAGAACTATGGGGATTTCAGCGGGGATATAGAGTATCTTTATACCGAAATCGTAAATCGGTTAAGAATCAAAGGGCTAATCAATTAATGAGCCGGAGTTTAGTGCTCCGGCTTTTGTTATGTGTACACGGTGTTAAAAGTAACAAATATGTTATTTCTTTCTTCATCTTTGCTTGTTTTATTGTAACAAATATGTTACTTTTGTAGTGTCAATTAAAAATGTTCTTTGATTTTATGAAGTATTCAGAGTTTTACAAATTGATTGAATCAGCTGGCTGGACAATCAAAAAGGGAAAGAAACATTATAAATATGTTCATCCCGACTTTGACTACTTTATTCCTGTTGGCAGACATCAGTCTCAAGAGATACCCAATGGTACTCTTGACAGTATGTTGAAAAAGGCAGGGTTAAAGAAGTGAAAGGACTGCACCCACTTCGGTGGGTGCTTTAATTGACGAATTTAAAATACACGATTATGAAGAAGATTAAGGCAATTATTGAAAAGGCGAATGATGGGGGTATTTCCGTATATTCGGAGGATGTGAACGGAGCGTACGGTTTTGGGCTTACAGAGCAGGAAGCGAAAGATGATTTTATGTCCGTACTTGAAGAGCAGGCTGAATATTATAAAGAAAAACATGGAGACTTTCCTGTGTGGTATAAGTCTGGGTATTCTGTTGATTACGTATATGATTTAAGCGGATTCTTCGAGGCATTTCCTTTCATAAATGCCAGTAAGTTTGCAAAGGAAATTGGCATGAATGAATCTGTCATGCGGAAATATAAGGGAAAGATTGTAACTGCTTCCGATAAACAAAGAGCTCTTATACAAGAGAGATATAATAATCTTCTCAGAAGAATGGAAGCTGTCAGATTCTGATATTCTAGCCGTGAGGCTCTGATATAAAATTAAGAACTAATTGACAACAGAAGGCGCATCGTTTTGGTGCGCCTTTATTGCTTTTAATGAGGTTATCAATGAGTAAGCCGGAGTTTAATGCTTTGGCTTATCTAAATCAATAGTAGTGACTTTATCTTGCTCAGTTATATGAAGCTCTGATTTCATCCAAGTATGCAACTTGGGGTTATTATTGTAAGGTCTAATAGCTGTGAATATAGATGCAACTGTTGGGTATTTACTTAAAACAGCTCCAAATGCGCTAATAATACACTTCATATCTGAGCCGGAATTTAGGATAATAATGTCGTTGGAATTTTTATTTCTGACAATGTAGATTTCGGTATTCCAATCCCCCTTATTAACAGTTTCTATAACTTCGACTTCCGATTCTATTTCTTTGAGTTTTTCGTGAATAAATTTAGATTTACCCGAACCTTTTTCACCCTGGATTAATGTAATTTGTCTCATTTATATCTCCTTTCTTATTTTTAGTTTTTCGTTCTAACTCTCCTTTTCTGATTACGCAAATAGCATTCTCATAAGGTTCTTCCGTCTTTTGCCAGTAGTTCAGAAGTGACTGCCGGGCAATTCCAAGTTCTTGACTTGAAAATACATCATAGATGGCAGCAGGTGAAGCAAAGTACCTATGCTTACCAGTTGCTTTCATTTCTACGTGTATAACTCTTCTTTTATCTTCCTTTTCCATGATGCAAATATACTTATATAATTATTATATGTTACATAAAATAATACTTTTATAATTTATTAACTATATAAATAGTATTATTTGTTACATAATATACTATCTTTGCATCGTCAGAAACGAAATAATAACAATTAAAAGATATACGATAATGAAAGCAACAGACCTTTTTAATTATAGAAAAGAAGATTTTGAGACTATTGAATCATTCTCAAAGAGAGTATATGAGACAGCAAAGAGATATAGAAGTTCTTTGCACTTTACACCGCAAGAAAGCTATCATGTACTAACTATACTCGCAAAATATTATAATGAAAGCGCGTCTGATATTCTTTCTGCTATAAGAGATATTGAATTTAGATGTGCTTCAAGAAAGTATAGAATACAATGGGTGAAGTGTTTGAGCGAGCATTATTTGGTGATAGATAAAAGATAAGTTTAACCAGCAGGGCGAAAGCCCTGCGCAACAAAAAAGAATATGACCAAGAAAGAATTAATTGCAGCACTTGCAAATGTAAATGATGACGCGGTGGTATTGTTTGGCACGAAAGAAATTCAGTTTTTCGGTGCATTTGCTACACAGGTATATATTAACTGGGATAGTAATGAGGTTCTTATAGCCAATAAGCACACAGATGCCACAACACCAGTTTACTGCGAGTTATTACATGAGGATAAAACGCATTAACATAAATCGGCAGGGCGAAAGCCCTGCGCAATATAGAAGAATATGAAACGGTATTATTTAGAGCTTAACGGTGTATTTGTGAAAGATTCTAATTCTCTTAAAATCATAACAAGACATTATGAAAATTACCGTAAAAAGTATAAAGACGGTTTAATAGGTGTCTATGACAAACAAACAGGTGAATATATATTTTGATTATTTTAAGTCCTAATCCGGTAGCTTTCGGGCACCACAATATACACGATTATGAAAGCGGATTTAGTTTTAGTTATCAGCCCTGAAGCCCCACTGATGAAGCAACTGGGCAAGGTATTGGGTAAGATGGTAACCCCTTATGACTTCTCTACTATAGAGAGGGGTGAAAAGTACATCACCATACAGCATGATGAAACAGGGCTTGTAGTGGCTTATACGAGTGAAGAAAGATTGAATGTGAAACGATAAATATAGATTGACATGGTAACACCGAAAGAAATTATTGAATTGATAGAGAGTTTACCTAATTCAGAATACCACATATACACAGACGAAAGAGGTGTGACAGTGACTTCTGAATGGCTTGTTGGCAACTTTGCGGGTATGGGATTTGTGGCAGCTACGAAAGAGGATGCAGCACAACGGTTGATTGACTATCTTGACAGACATATTAAGCATGATTCAATAGTGGGTGATATTGTTTGTAAAAGTGGCTATCCTGACTTAAAGAGAGTGAAAGAATATTGCAATAACACTTTTATAGATTAGCTTATGAACTCAATAAACAAAAACGGTTGCAGCGTATGTCAACCCGGTAAAGAGAATTACACTACCTACAACACCAGGTTGAGAGGTAAAAGAGTGAGAATGTACCAGTACGACTACCGTACTGAAAGCGGTGAGTTGTTTTCTTGCTGTGCGCCTACCTTAGAGGCGTGTAGAGAAAGACGGGATAAATGGCTTAGTTCACGACAATAAGCCAATTGTCGTGTATAACGATTGAAGATATTTCGTTATCTTTGGTTGTGGTAGTACCTTTGGGGTACTATCTTTTATGTATAAATTTTATAACGATATAGTGATATGAAGATTAATTATAATGGTCAAGAGATAGAAGCGTATTCGCTCATAATGACAAAAGAAAACGCTTTAGATATTTTGAATGGTAAAAAGAGCATAGAAACACGTATGCTTAGCGCCAAATATGAGAAGATGTTCACGGACTTTGCGCAAGTTGACGAAAACGAGAAATTTAGAAAAGCTGGACGCGAGCAAGAATGTCAACCTATTTTAAGGACTGATATAGAAGCTATTCATTTTTATAGTACTGGTGCACCATGGACACTTGATGTCGCCATTGATGAAATTGGTATAGGCGAAATAACAGAAGAAGGAATAAAGTTCATGCACGATGAATTTGATTTTCATGATTTCGATGAACAGCTAGAAGATTTCAAGAAAAATCCGCCCGAAGAAGTGCCATTGTTCTATTATTTACATATCTGTGAGATTATTCATCATGATGGATTGAAATAATATAAGCCACTTCGGTGGCTTTACTTATTGGTAAAAAGATTGTTTAATTTAAAATTTAAGATTATGGGAGAAACTTACGCAACTGATGCGAGCGGTAATAAATATCGCACTCGAAAAGACTATGAAGCTGGTCGTTTTCAATCTATGGGTAGAAATGCAGCCCAAAGAGCGAGAATTAATCGTAAGGTAGGTGGTAGGATTGCTTGATGATGAAAAAGGCAATAGATATAATAAAAACTATCGCCGAAAGGACTGACAGGGTTATATTGTTTCACTCGGCATCGGGTAAAGACAGTATAGCCCTTTTAGACCTTATTTCACCATACTTTAAAGAAATTGTATGCGTTTATATGTACGTTGTTAAAGACTTATCTCATATTAACCGTTATATAAACTATGCTTGTAATAAATATCCAAATGTTAAGTATGTGCAGATTCCTCATTTTGCAGTTTATTCCTATAGACGCATTGGGTATATGGGATGCGAGAAAAATGAGAAACAGAAACTTTACAGCATGGCTCAGCTTACAGATATAGTAAGGGAGAAATACAATATTGAGTGGGCTTTCTTCGGCTTTAAGCAATCCGATTCAATGAACAGGCGTTTGATGCTACGTACATACGACATGAACGGAATTAATGAAGCGCAAAAGAAGTGTTATCCATTGTCTGAATACAAAAATAAAGACGTCATGGATTATATTAGCAGGGCTGGTTTAATCAAACCGGAATCATACGATTCCAAGCATCAATCATCCGGAACGGACATAACGGATATTAACTACCTTCTTTTTCTTCGTAATAGATTTCCGGGTGATTTGCAGAAAGTTATAAATGAATACCCTTTGGTGGAACGAAAACTATTTGAATACGATTATGAAAGAACTAAAGCAAAGTGAGACAAGAATTATAAAGCGCTCCAAAATAAATCTGAATCCGATTAATCCTAAAAGGCATTCTGATGAGAGGGTAAAATTGCAAAAGAAGAACTTGCAAAAAGTGGGTTTCCTCGGCGGTATCGTATGGAATGAGAAATCGGGAAATCTTATAGACGGGCATCGCAGGATAAAAGCAATGGATTTGCATTATAAATACGATGGTACTTCCAGCACGGATTACAATGTTAAGGTTGAGGTCGTAAATCTGGATGATAAGGCTGAGAAGGAACAGCTTACATACATGGCCGTGGGAAATACTAAACCAGATATTGATTTGATAGCTGATTACATTAATGATATTGATTACTCCGATGTCGGTTTGAGTGAAGCTGAACTTAATGATATTCTATCCATAAGTGGTATTGATGATATTAGATTGTCTGATTCTTTAGATAATTTGCTATCTTCCCCGGTGAAAGAATCAAAGCGTCTTGATAGAACAGATGAAGAAAAGAAAGCTCACATGAAAGAGGTTAAGCAACAGGTTAAGGCAGTGGCTAAGGAACGCCAACTCAATGAAGAAGCTTACATAATGCTTTCGTTCTCCTCCTACGAAGCTAAGGCTGATTTTTGTGACCTGCTTGGTATAAGTACAGATGATAAGTTCGCTAAAGGGGAAGGTGTTTTAAAACTGATTGAATAAGTATGGCAAAGCCGAAGTTTGATTTTGATGATGAACAGAACCTAATCCGTATTGAGGGTTGGGCACGTGATGGTTTGGACGATAAGCAAATCGCAGCAAACATCGGCTACAGTGAAGCGCATTTCTCTGTGTTGAAAGGTAAATTGCCTAAATTATCTAAAGCATTAAAAAATGGGCGTGCGCCCATTGATTTTGCCATTGAAAGCAAGATTTATCGTAAGGCTATGGGGATGAAGGTAAAAGTTCAACAGGCTATTAAGGTGAAAGATGTGTTTTTCGATGAAGAAGGTCGCAGATGCGAGAAAGAACGGGTAGAGATTGTGGAATTAGACCAAGAAGTACCACCTGATACAACAGCTGGTATTTTCTGGCTCAAAAACCGTAAGCCCGAACAATGGAATAGACCGGCTCCAAGAGCTGAAGATGATGCAGATATTCCAACAGACATAGAGCATGGCATCAACATTGATTCTTGGATTAAAGACAAGCTGAAATGA